GGACCCACCCCCGGACCCTCCCCCGGACCCTCCCGCGGACCCACCACCACCCCCGGATCCACCCCCTGCAACCCTGTTCCTCTTGCGCCTGGGCGCGGCGATTTGTGGGTTCTCAGCTGGTTTGTGTGGCGCAGCGGTGAAGAACCCGGGATGTGGAATCGTGCGGCCATACCCCTCGAAGAATCCGGGTGGCACCGGGGTCTTGGCGTTGCGTTCCGGGGTTTTCCTCTTCCTATGCGGCACCAGCACTGTGCTCGCGGCCGTTGGGAGCGTGGACGGAACACCGGGCTGAAGATCCGGGCGTTGAAGAACCGTGCGCTGAAGGACCGGGCGCGGTTGTGTCGCACCGATAACAGACGGTTCCTGCTGTTGTTTCCCCCGCATTCCCGCATAGAGCGCCAGCCCCGCGACTCCCACTTTAGCTGCTGTTGCCGCAGCTTTTGTCACTCGCCGCCGGATATTGCGTTTGGCCTTACGCCTGTGGTTGTTGACATGTTTGCGTGAAAACTCTATCAGTTGGGGGGTTGTTGTCGGGATGAACCGGCCCCGTGGATTCCATAGCGACGTGTTGTTGTAATTTCTGGATGGATTGTTGTTGCTGACGAGGAGGTTGTTGAGGTTGTTGATAGTTTTCTGTGGTGGTGTTGGTTTGGAAGTAAACAGGTAGGTTACGGGTCGATTTCTGTTTTCTTGTTGCGTTTCTCCGGTTTGCTGTTTCTCCGGTTTCCACGGGTGCCCCACACCCGGATGATTGCGTGATAGAGCTCCGGTTTTTCCGGTGACCATGCCAGAATATTCAGTTCTTACATTTTTTTTATCGGCACGCCAAGGACTTAAAGAGTGAGTTCCGAGCCAGCTGAGTACATAATAATGTTGGGTGCGGGCGTCGCTGGTACCTTGGTCTGCATGGTTGCGATTGCGATGATGTTGGTCGCAGTCCCGAGCAATGGCGCCCTGCCGCGGGCGTACAACGGAAACACAGAGGTCCCCGCGGGCCGCTTTCCGTGGTTCGTGAGCTTGAAGCACGACGGCGCCCCATTCAGGTGTAGCGGCTCCCTGGTAGCCCCGGACGTCGTGCTCACATCGGACACATGCGCGCTGAAACACACCTCTATCATGATCAACGGCTCCGTGCGGAAGGCCATCAAGTATGTCGTGCACCCCGCGTACCCCCGCCGCGACCGCGCATCCGCCTTAATTATCCTGGACAGGCCGCTTTCAACAAAGAGCCTCGCCAACCTGCCGCGGCCGAACGTATCAGGACCCGGCACGCTGACGCTTGTGGGGGCACGCTACGATCCGGCGCGTAAGAAGTTGACGACGACCTCCGTGCGCATGGCCACCGTTGAATTTGGGAACTCTGGGTGTGGGTACGCAGATGAGTCGTGCTGGCGGGACTTGGTGGTGCCAGATGGTGTGTGTGGCGATATCCACGGCGCTCCGTTTGTCGACCGCGGGTCCCGCAGAGACGTGGTCTACGGCGTGGGGCGCGGGTCCATCCCTTGTTCCACGGACACAAACCCCATCGTGTACCCGTCCGATGTGGTGTTCGTGCCTGTGAACACCTCGTGGATTACCCTGGCCTTGCGCAAAGTCCCAAGGACCCCGCTGAACGGTGCATGTGATCTATCTGCCGCCCGCTCCAGGGTGCGCCAATACGCGTCGGCGTGCCCCGCGGTCCGCAGCTTCCTTGGATTGCGCGAAAGGCTATGTAGGACCGTCAAGTTTCCCGGCCCACCATATTCTGGCGCCGCACTCGCACCTGACTTCGATTCGTGGGCCGCTTGCTCATGCCCGGAGGTCTTCACACGACGCGCGGTCCAGTATTTCAATCGTAGATACGGGTCAGACAAGCTGTGCCCGGAATCCTACCGCGGCACTGTCTTCGGCAACTTCGTGTCGCTGCTGGCGGATGCTGCCATGACCTTGTACGGCCTGAACACCGCGGACGCGTGCGAAGATGGCATTTTCAGCGCCCCAGAAGCCACGGAGTTTGCCTACCGCGCTGCCTTTTTGAACGTTGTGTGCTCGGAGCGCGAGATCCCAGGTCTTTGGGACATGTTGAACACGTCGCCGGGGTGATCCGGACATGGCGTGGGCATGGCGTGGTGGCCACCAGAAATGGTATGATGATGCATGGGGGAACCCTATATATGAACCCTAAATGAAATATCTTTGTTGCGACCATTAAAAGACCATTAGAAGTCTCGGCTGTTTTTCGTGAATTTTATGTCTCATGTAAACCACACTCAGGGGCAAATGACCAGTACTACTGTGCTAGAGGTCCAGAAGGAGCAGCAGGAGCAGGAAATTGCCATCCCCGCCGAATGCATCACCATCCCCGCTGAGACTCCCTTGGTGGAATTGTCGGCGCCACCCTACTACAAAAAGGTGTGCCCGTCCTCGATCGATTTCCTGGCACCCGTGAAAGAGCCCCGGGGGAAGAAGGTGTATGTGTCCAACATCGCGCACGGTCCCCTGACTGTCCGCACACCACCCGTCAGTTTCTTGGAGGCGGTGCCGGACGGCGTGGGTGCCAACGAAGCGTTTGTGGGCGTGGCCGTGCCGGTGTCCTTCGGGGCGTGGTTGAAACGCGTTGAGGACCGCATTTTGGAGCAGTGCATCCAGAATCGGGCGGAATGGTTCAAGGGTTCCCGCGCGAAGGATGACGGTGCCACTTTGACCGCCGATTTCAAGTCGTTCTTCGAAGACACCGGCGCTTTCAAGCTGAAAATCCCAGCGGACACCAAGTGGTACGACGCCAGCGGCACGCCCATCGGCCCCGAGGAGATCGACCCCGGCTGCCATCTGCGGTGCACGTGGGTGTTGAGACGCATCTGTTTCGGGGCCAGGCAGTTCGGGGCTATTTGGGCATTGGAGCAGGCGCGGGTAGCAGAGATCCCGGTGTGCGTGCTACCAGCAACGACGGACGACTCTGATAACGGTAGCGACGCCGATGAGGACGCGGGTGGTGGTGACGAGGCGTACGCTGATCTAGCTGACTTCCGGCAGTTTGAGTAGAGTTGAACACACACTTGCCACGCCGCGAAATTTTCTTGGCTGTGTGTAACGAACTATATGCGCCCCTACGTCAAAGTTCTCATTGTGGTGGCAGTGGTCCTGGTGGTGGTGCACGTGCTGAAGGCGTACACCCACGGCACCAGCGGCACCGACACCTTTGTCGATTTCCCGCCCATGGAATTCCAGACCGTGCCGCCCCAGCCGCACTTTGTGGTCACGCCGGTGCCGCTGGTGGTGAGTGGCGACGTCACGACCCCCCCGGTCCCCATGACCCCACCACCCGTTCTTGCCCAGAGGGTGTCCACGCCGCCAACCCTGATGCCGGTACTTACAGAAGTGGCAACCCAGCTTCCATCAGCGGCCCCGACCATGGTTCCCACCTACGTCCCCAGCGCCGTCCCGGGCATGGTGCCAACGGTCATTCCGACCCTGGTCACAACCCGCGCGCCTTGACATTTTTTTTTGTTGATGTAAAGAATACATGGACAACAAACAGTTGCTGAAGATCGTTCTGGTTGTTCTGGCCTTGTTTGTGGCGTACAAGTTTTTCACCTCGCGTCAATCGGCTGGTAGCGGCGTGTCTCGCTTCGTGCCGTTCGACGAAATGCCCTTCGACACCATCCCTCCTTCCACCGGGCCACCCCAGATGCCCCCCCTGACCAACGTGGCCTCAGACCTGCTCCCCAAGGCGGTTATCAACCAGGTGCAGGATTTTGGTGAGTTCGCCCCAAAAGCGTTGCAGGGCCAGAACTTCCTGGAAGTCAGCAAGCAGATTGGCATTGACACACAGGGGAGCAGTCTAAGGAATGCCAATTACCAGCTGCGTGCAGACCCCCCCAACCCCCGGCAAACCGTTGGTCCATGGGCGAACTCCACCATTGAGGCTGACTTGTTGCGGAAGCCCCTGGAGTAAAAAAAAGTGTGTGCTGAATGCACCACCACTATGCCCGCGAGCAGCACACGCGCCCCCACCATTCGACGCCCCCGCGCTCCCGCCCCCGCAAAAAGGCCCAAGCGTAAACCCAAGCCCCGGCACCGGCACACGCCAGAGCCCCAACCCGCAGAGCCCCAACCCGCAGAGCCCCAACCCGCAGAGCCCCGGCCCGCTGAGCCCCAGCCCGCTGAGCCCCAGCCCGCTGAGCCCCCGCCCGCTCCCAAGCCAGAGCCCAAGCCCACTCCCAAGCCCGCTTCCAAACCCGCTCCCAAACCCGCTCCCAAACCCGCTCCCAAGCCCACCCCCAAGCCCGCTCCCAAACCCGCTCCCAAGCCCACCCCCAAGCCCGCTCCCAAGCCCCAGCCCCCGCCCGCCCCTCTGCCCGCTCCCAGACCAGATGTCGACCCATACACGCCCGGCCCCCACACCGGCGCCGCCCGTCTGGCGCTCCCCGTGCGCGATTTGGCACTGAAGGGGTGCGGCGCGTGGGGGGGTAGAGTGGATTGGAACCGGTCGGGCCTGGACACCTTCGAAGGCGAGCCGGTGGTCAGGGTGTTCTACAAGAAGGGTAGCGGCACCAGCGCCCACCCGTTCAGGGACGCCAGTGGGTGCTCCTTCTCGTGCACCAACGCCGCACTGGCCGGCCAGACGGGGGCCGTGGTGGCCTTCGACGTCTACTTTGACCCGGCGCACTGGGACTGGTCGACGGGAGGCAAGCTCGGGGGCATCCACATCGGTAGCGGCAAGGCATCCGGGTACCAGCACAGCCCAGACGGCGCCTCCCACCGCATCATGTGGCAGCGCGGTGGAGGTGCCATCTCCTACATTTACCCGCCATCGAACCTCCACCAAAAGGACCCCAAGCTCCGCGCGGAGGGCCACGGCATCGCCTACTTCGGGGACCTGTTCAAACCCGGGACCCTGAAAGAAGGCAAGTGGAACCACGTGGAAATAGGGGTGAAGCTGAACACGTTCGACGCCAATGGCAAACCACGGGCAAACGGCAAGGCCCAGCTCACAGTGAATGGAGTGAGTGGCGTGCTGGATAACGTGCGCTGGTCCCGGTCTCCGGCCATCAAAATCAACAGTTTTTCGTACGGCACCTTTTTCGGGGGCCCTGGACCGGCGTGCGTGGACTCTGTGTCATACGTCAAAAACTTTGTCGTGCACGCATGGGACGACTCGTGACACTGTCGGTGTTGTCTGTGTTGTCTATGCATTTTGTGCATGTTGGGTGGCCTCTATCTTGGCGAGCAGTTTTTTCTGTCTTTTCAGCAAGGAACTTGCCTCTTTCATAAAATTGTTGTGCATACCGTCAATATATAGTAAGCGGACGATGTGGCTCAATTCACGTTCATTCATGTTCGACAATGCCTGCGCAAGCGCTTTGCGGTCGTTCGTCGGGAGCTTGGCCGCAATCTCCCGGATCATGTTCGGGGGCATTCCGGCCAGTCCTTTGCGACGAGGCGGTCCCTTGTGGATGGCTGTTCGCGTCCAGTTCATAAACGCACGCGCATACTCTCGCATGGATCCTAACGAGCCGCGTGTCTGGCTACCGTTGCCTCGTTTGCGGGACAACGGGTAAACGCCCGAGATCCGGCTGGTTACGTAAAGAGCATCCCCCATGTCTGTGTAATGTCCCGATGTATGTGTAATAGAAATTTTTTTGGAGGAGGCTCGCAGATGGCACGGAAACGCACTTAAAGATGCGGTAGCACCCCACCTTATCCCACCCCACCGTACGTACCATGGAGGAACTTGCCAAGAGTTACATGGATGTGCTGACCAAAAAGGCCAAGCTGGCAGAAGAGATCAAGGCCCTGACGAAGCAGGCCAAGGAACTCCACGCCAAACTGCTACAAGCCATGCAGGAGGACGACGTGGAGTCGTGCGGGGTCGCGGGCGAGGGAGACACGAGATTTGTACGGGAATATCAGGAAAAGCTCAAATTTGTGTGTGGTGCTGACGACGACGACGATGGTGGCAATGCCGACTCCGGATCCAAGTGATCCCTCACGAACGAACTCTAAATACCCCCTCCGATGGGTGCACACACACACACACATTGAGCTTTGTGCTTGTGGCCAAGCTTTTACATTGATTTCATTTACATTGATTTTGAGTCGAGGCGCAACGAGTGTGTGGTTTTGATGGTGATGGATCAACATGACGGGAGCCTGCCGCTGGAATGTTTGCGCCAAAATGCCGTCCATTCCGCCAGCCCGTTGCACTCCAGTCTGTTGACCTCGAACAAGTCTCCTATGGGGAGGCCCTGCGACGCAAAGTGCTCCATGACCAGCTCGTACGACACTTGTAAGAATTCCCGCATGTACGTTTCCCAGTCCTCATCGTTTCTCACGATTCTGTGTGGCACTCCACTGGCGTCGAAACAGAACCCATCTGACCCATCGCTGTTCTCGTCCCACCCGTACTCGTTGTCAGACATGGGACCACACCGGGGAATGGATGATTTGATTTGAGATGTCCTGGGGTTGGTGGCTACATACCCATGATTACCCATGATTTAAAGAATCAGACCGCGACCGGAGTCATGCACCGGATCCAGAGTCCCCGGTCCGGGATCAAATCGCCAGACACCCTGGTCATCTCCGGTGGCGGCGTCAAGGGCGTGGCCATGCTCGGCGCCGTCTCTCGGTTGCACACCGCCGGGATGCTGAGCGGCGTGAAAACTGTGGTGGGGACGTCCGCGGGTGCGATTGTCGGCGCGATGGTTGCCACCAGACGCGACTTCTCACAGGCGCTTGAAACCATTTGCACGCACGGGTACACACCGGACTTCGACTTCGACCGCCTCTCCAAAGAGTTCGGGCTGGATAGCGGCAAGAGCATCTCCTCACTGGCCGGGGCTCTCCTACAAGACGCACGTGACGCCACGCTGGGAGACATTTGGCGGGACTATGGCGTGCGGTTGGTGGTGTGTGTGACCAACCTGACGCGGCGGCGGGCGGAGTACCTGAGCCCAGACACCCACCCCAGCATGCCGGTGCTGCTAGCGCTGCGGATGTCGTGCTCTGTGCCGCTATATTTCGGTGCCGTGCCTTACGCCGGGGATTGGTACGTGGACGGGGGGCTTGTCGATGCCTTCCCGTGTGAATGGGCCACCAACCAGCCGTTCGTGAAATGCGTCATAGGCGTGTCGTCCAGGCCAGCGACGTCCGTCATCAAAACTTTCGAGGGGTTCATGGGTGCGGTGGTGGAGTGCGCCGCCGCCTCGTGCCAGCGCCCCCCGCGCGCCGATATTCTCGACATCGAGCTGCCCTCGAATGTGTCCTCGCTAAATTTCGGGGCCCCTCGCGACGAGCTGACCGCCCTGTTTGTCACCGGCGTTGAGCAAGCTGACGCGTTTCTGAAGAAGCGTTTGTAGGCGCCGGGCCTCGTCTTCCGTGATGTCAGAAGTGGGGTGGGTGTTTTTGATGCACATGGCGCCGCAGAACGTGCGGTAATTGTACATGCCGTAGTTCCGGTTGGCGGCGCGCGGATCGAAGATCAGTTTGCCAGACGCGTCGCGCAGCAGTGGCCCCGTGGCAAACCCTTGCTTGTGACTCCAGACATTGGCGTTCCGGATGAACACCAGCTCCCCCGGGCGCGGGTGGGGAGTCGGAGACACGATGCTGGACACCGGTACCTGGAACTCCGTGGCAATGCTCTGCAGGGTTTCGCCTGGCGCCACCGTGTACATCACGTGGTCGTGCTGGCGGTACCAATGATAATCCTTGCCTTTGTCGATGAACGACATGATTTTGAAGTAGCCCCGGGAGCATGGCTGTTCGGGGCGCGCCACGTAAATGCCTCTGGCTTTGCTGTCGGCCAAGGCGTGGGCCGTGAGCGCCCTGCACGACGACGCGTTCATGTTGGACGCTTGGCCGGACATGTTCCCCGGCTGCAGCTTCACTCCGCCAGAATCCCTGAAGGTCGCCTCTGAATCTAGTGCCCACGCGTAGCAGTTGTTGTTGTACTTGCCTTTCGGGGCTCCGTAAATGTGATGAGTGAATGTGGATTCATAGCCAGATGTGGGGAGCTTGCCACCGATACGGCGACGGTCGCCAACGACTTTCTTCGCGCCCCCCCGCGGCCCCCGGTGGCGATGCTGAGTGCGCGCTTGGGGCTGCTGAGTGCGCGGTGCTCTGGGCGGTGCTTGGGGCTGCTGAGTGCGCGGTGCTCTGGGCGGTGCTTGGGGCTGCTGAGTGCGCGGTGCTCTGCGCGGTGCTCTGCGCGGTGCTCTGGGCGGTGCTCTGCGCGGTGCTCTGCGCGGTGCTCTGCGCGGTGCTCTGCGCGGCCGGTCGAGTCCTTCCATGTGTAGACCACAGAAGTTTTTGCGCTTAAAAGGCTGAATATGGTCCGGGGATTGCATGGGCTTGAAGGAAGCTCGGGGTAAGGTTGTGCGGAAGCTCGCTGCTGTCGTTGGTGACACGCCACTTGCCAAGGCCATCGAGAAGCAGGTGTATAGGTGGACAATCGACACCGCGTTGGTCCAGGGCATACCCCGGTATTGGGAAAACCCGGTTTTTCGAAACAAGTATGTCAACAAAGCACTGAGCATCGTGTTCAACCTGGGCAACCCCCGGAACCCAACGCTCAGAGACCGAGTCGTGGGCCACTGGTGCCGGGGTGCCAGCGCGACCGGTCCCGGCGAAGGACCTGGCATCGCGGAAGGCACCCTTGACGGCATCTCGCCAGACGGCATTTCCCCAGACGGCATCTCGCCAGAATTTCTGGTGCACATGAGCCCGCACGACATGTTTCCGCAGTTGTACGAGCCCATTTACGCCAAGATGGCAGAACGCCAGATGCGACGGGAGACGACGTGCCTTGACTGGATGAGCGCGCCGGACGGCATCTACACGTGCAACAAGTGCAAGTCCAAGAAAACGCACTATGTGTGCCTACAAACCCGCTCCGCTGACGAGCCCATGACTGAGTATGTCACGTGCCTTAAGTGCGGTCAGCGTTGGAAAAATTAGTGCTTAGCATATCCTAAGCGTATCCCGCAGGCGCAATGTCCCGTGAAGATGCGTTCTTTCTGGAATTCAAGGCGCTGCTCCGTAAGTATCCATGGCTGACAGAGCCTCAACCCGCGCCTCAACCCGCGCCTCAACCCGCGCCTCAACCCGCGCCTCAACCCGCGCCCAAACCCGCGCCCAAACCCGCGCCCCAACCCGCGCCCCAACCCGCGCCCCAACCCGCGCCCATTTCTGCCCATTGCAAGGTGCCACCCGCCGCGTGCGCTCGCATCGCGTCTTTGTTGGGGCTGAGCGCGGACCAGGTGGACGTGATCATGTCGTTGGTGTCCCTACCTGAGAATGGCTCGAGCCAATGGGACTTGTTTTACAATTACATCGAGTGGGGTGACGACCATGCTACCCGGGGTTTCACCACGACCATTTTCGGGGCCACGTCCGGTACGGGAAGCCTGTTGAAGGTGTTCGACCATCTGGCAGTCATTGCGCCCTCGCACCCCCTGCTGAGGTACCACGCCGCCATGAAAGCCGCGAAAGGCGGGTTTGTGAAGGGCCTGGAGCGGCTGGCGCACGTGGGTGGGGATCACACCAAAGCCAAGGCCAATTATGATAAGTACGTACCCAACGGCCGGGCGCACCTGGATCACATAGACGGTGATTTGGCTCGATTGCCCAACACAGACCCCGACTGGCGAGAAGCGGTGTGGGCCGCCTTTGTAGAGCTGAACTGGGAGAGCGCCGCTCATTTTTGTGCCAAAACGGGGCCGTGCGCAAAAAGGCCTGGTCCGGTGTTGACCTCTGCGCTGGCCAAGGGGTGGATCGTGGACTGCAGTCTGAATCACGGGGACTGCCGATACTGGGGGGAGGCGGATACGTGGCAAGCCGTGTTTCGGGAAATGAAGAACCCCAAGTCCCGGAACGAAACCGCGTGGTTGAGGGACATGATGCACGCTAGACGCGCGGTGCTCAAGTCTGGGTTTGCCTCATTGGACTGGTCAAAGACAGGGGACCGGTGCCGGCTGTGGTTGCACTTGCTGGAAACAGAGAATTCACACTTGACCCGTACGATCCACATCCCCAGCAGCACGGCGACCCCGTACCCCATTTGGCAACCCGGGCTGATCATACTCAGGTAGCGTAACCGCATTTGGCAAGGACGGGCGTAAAAGACTGACTTAAAGGACATCAACAAGGCGCCAACTATGTTGCTTAAAAACCTCGAATGACCCAAACAGAGAACCTGGTGTTCGCCGTACAGGCCACCTTCTCCCTTATCATGATTCTGTTTTGCATTGGCATGCTGGGCGCTCACCACAACACTGATGTGTACCTGCCCTTGCTGACATCGATCGTGGGGTACTGGCTGCCATCGCCGCGGTACCAAACGGCGGACGGTACCAGACGGGCACTCAGTTTGCCGCAGCTTGTGTCGAGCTTGCCGCAGTTGGTTTCGGGGCGCACCCCCAGCATTGCCGTCGCGGGTGAGGAAAAAAATGATCTGCACGTCTCTATACAACTCGAGAATGGCAACGCCGGTGACGTGGCTAGTGCGCGCGGTAGCCCTGGTAACTCTTTGTGTGATGTTGGCGGCGTTGCTGATGAAGAGACCCAGGTGCACAGAGGAGCAGTTCACTGGGTACAGGACGACATACCCGGAGCTGGTGGGTCGCCGCGTTGCCGTGGTCAGGAAATTGCCAGCCCTCAGGGACCGTGATCCCGCCACCGTGTATTTCGTGACCGACCAGCAGGGGTTGTTGCTAGCCGACCCGAAGCTGCCGTACGAGGGTCAACCCGCGCGGGAGGTCGTCGGCATTTTCCAGGAGAAGTTCGGCGCCGCGTCTGTGGTGTCCAGTGCCATAAACCGCAAGAGGAAGGACAAGGTGGTCGTCGTGCACGATCCCCGGTCCCAAATAGTCACAAGGGTGCACATACCCAGACGCTGGTCGATGCCACCGCCTTTGCTCCGCCTCCGGCCCCGTCCCGTGGTCGTCGTCAACCCCTCATCGAGCCGCATGTACCCCGGGCGCACCTTGGTGCTGACGGCGGCAAAGACGGGGGTGGTGACCTCGGCCAGGATGACGTGAGCGTGGGCGGGCGGGCGGGTGGGCGAGGGGTGCAGAGGCATGGGGTGCAGAGGCATGGGGTGCAGAGGCATGGGGTGCAGAGGCATGGGGTGCAGAGGCATGGGGTGCAGATGCATGGGGTGCAGTTGCGGCTTTTGCCATTATTTTCTGGTCATCTACATACAATCTACGTACAATGTTCGACTGGTTGAAGAAAAAAAGCACGCGGGGCCCGGGCACCAGGTATACGTATGTGAAATACACCAATTCCTTGTACCCTTCGCATAACAACATCGGGCTCGCGCCACCTCCCAAACTCAAGCGCCGGAAACTGAGCTCGAAGAACAGCAACAACATGGCTGAGCTACTGAACGCTTCACTGAAAACCGCTACAAAATACGAGCAAAACATGCAAAATATCTTGAACGCGTCAAATTCTGGTAACAAGGCCACGGTACTGCACACTCTCTGGCTGACTCGCGCAATGAAGAAAGCCCTCGAGGCTCAGAGGGACAATGTGAAGAAAGGTGTGTGGCGCCCGTGGCCCGTGACAGGCGCTTCCCCCAATGGACAACCGGTATTCGACACCATGGCACAAGACATCGTGCGCGGCACAGAAGCTCATTACTTTGGCTCTGAAGAAGAAAAGCAAGCGGTATTGAAGGTGATGAAGGAGAGGCTTCAGAAAATGAAAGAACTAATACAATCCACAAAACGAATCAAACATCTTGATTTTTTAAATAAGGTGGCCAATGGTCTCCAAGTGCAAATCCAGTTGGCAGAGCGCGGACTCGTCACCACCTACCCATTTTCGTTCAAGGGGACCTCCCGAAACAGAATTGTGGTGCACTTGTCGCCGCAGCTTCACAAGCAACGGGGAGAGCTGAAACTACACCAGAATGTCAGGGCGGTGGTCGTGACCAAGCAATGGCCCGTTGAACTGCCAAATCCTGAGTCTAGAGGGCCAAAATTTTTACGACCGACAAAAAACGTGCAAAGGACCATCGACAACCTCCAAAACAAAAATGTATTTCGTAATAATAAGCAACAAAAGGATGTCATAAATACACTAGAACGGCATTTGCAAGTATTTAAGATGGCTAGGAAGACCCATGTGTTTTCCCCGAACAAAGCGGAAAACACTCAATATTCATCTGTGTTAGATGAGCTGATCAAAGGTATCAAAGACCAGATCAAGATGGCAAAATCGGGGTTAAAGACCTCATATCCATTGCAAATACACACAACACTGGGAACCGAGAATGTCAGGACTCGGATATCAGAAAAAATGCTACCAACTTTTCGTAAAGCGCGCGCAGCGTATCACTACTTTCAGGCGCGTCAAGCGGTGGCTGACAGAAATGCCGCCCGAAACGAAATAGAGAACAAGAAATTCCAGTTGACCCTACATGAAAGAACAATGCAACTACAAGCGGAACGGATAGCGCAACAAGCGGAACGGATAGCTGAACAAGACAAAAAACTTGCAGAATGTAATGAATTGATCCAGTCCTTGATGACTCATCGTGATTCTAATGCTCTACTTCCAGATTCTGTAATCAGCAAGCTTTTTGATATGCCTCCTCCACAAAGCCAATCACGTGCTCGAAAAGGGCCCGTGCCCTTACGTAATCTAAAATGGAATTCACCAAGATCATAACCACATCTGTCTGCAAGTCAAGAAAATACCATTTTTTCCTCCATGTAGTGCAATGCTTGCGGACGGCATTGTCGCGTCTGAATCCTTGGCTGAAACCTCCAAAACGCAGTACTTGGAAAAGCTCTCCACGCTCACAAAGCTCGAACATGAATGAAGTGCGTTTCCGTGCCATCTGCGAGCCTCCTCCAAAAACATTTCTATTACAGGACCTTGGTCGTCGCTTCTACAGAAAATGCCAAGAAAAATTAATTGGGATTCATTATTATTGGATGACTAAATTCATCTAATATTGTCCACCCATCTGCGCGATTTTTTTGTTTAGGAAAGTGCATGGTAGCAACTTCGAGGACCTCCCGCCATACGTCCCAGCGCACCTCCCGCAGCACCTCCCGCAGCACCTCCCGCAGCAAGCGATGCAGGCACCCCCGGCTGACCCGCAACCCCTTTGCGAACGAGCACCTGACGCACAGCGCCAAGCATTTCTTGAAGGCCCACGACGCGCGGTTGCCGGCCACGCAGCGCAAGAAACACGCGGATGCCATGATGAAGCACCTCATTCAGGCGAACAACCATTTGCGGGTGAAATCCTGAGACGGGGTCCCGGGGTTCCTGTCATGGTGTGGCGTCTTGTGATGAAGCGATCATGGTTTGGCAGACCGCACGAGGCCCATGGCCATCTTCTGCTCCTGGGCCGGCAGCTTATTGAGTGGCAGGGCCGCGAATTTGGGTTGTAGTTTTTTTCGGAGCAAGCGCAGTTTGTTAGCCAGCTTGACGCTGAACGCGTCCCGAAGCCCCTTATTCTTGTATTTCTGCATAAACCATTCCCACGATGTGTGGTAGGACCTGACCTTTGTTGCCACGTCCCTGCTTTCTTCCAGCACCTTTTCGGGGCGACACAACGTCACGCACTCTTCTGCCAGCGCTTCGATGGTAATGAAGTGCTTGCGGATGCAGTCTGTGCACCGTTTGGCCGGATGGAATAGATGGTCTTGGAGCAAGATGAGCTCTTTGAGGATTTCCCGCATGTTGTACCAAGGCCGCAAGACGGGTAGCAGGCGGATGGTGGTGGTGGTGGTGGCTGACTTGGGTCGCCGGGTGCTGGCTCCGGTGGCTCCGGTCCGGGCGCGGGTTTGGGCGCGGGTTGGGGCGCGGGATTGGGTGCGGGTTTGGGTGCGGGTTGGGGCGCGGGTTTGGGTGCGGGTTGGGGCGCGGGTTTGGGCGCGGGTTCGTGGGCTGATCATGTGTTGAGGCCGGATAATTTTACCATGTGCCCCCTGTGCCCATAATTCGGCCTAAAGATTTTTCCATGTTGCGGGCCACTCGTTCTGACGCCGTTTCCGGGATGGGTACGAGCTCAAGCCGGACGTATACATGACGCACGTCGCACGCCTCGCCCGCGTCTCCCTCGAAGCAGCACGTGAGACAGTGCACGGACTCGAGGTGCTGTGTCACGCGCTGTGTCGTGTGTCGTTGTATGGGCAAAGTCACGCACAGGCCCAACTCCGGGATTGACATGCGGGCAGGTGGCGACCCAAGCGCCAAGTACCCCACATCACGCACGATGCACGACACAACGGGGCGGGATACGGGCGGCACCAGCTTGATGGGGATGTGGGCAGATCTCAGGATGTACGGCAACCGCATAGTACCTATACATACCTATACATACATTATGTGTATGTATATGTATATATACATCACATACACCCGCACCAAAAAAGCTTGTGTGGAGTATATAGAGCACAACACAACGGCATGGCACTCACAGACATCCAAAAACGCTTGGTGTTGTTTCTTGTAGGGTGTGTTGGGACCCGGCTTCTCCTGGTGTACCTCGCTGCCACCGTGCCCCCGCGATGGCTGTTCTTTATGGGGATCCTGGCCTTGGTCCCCGCCATCGGGTTTGCGGTCATTTATATAGGGGGGTTGCGGACCACGGGTCGGGAGGTGTTTGGTGACCGGATCTGGTGGAACGACCTGCGCCCCTTGCACGCCGCGCTGTACGCCCTGTTTGCCTACCTGGCCATCACCGGGGCACAGAGCCTTGCGTGGAAAGTGTTGTTGGGCGACGTTCTGGTCGGGTTGGCGGCGTTCCTCGCGTACCATTACAGTGAGGGCCACCTGGGGTCACTTGGAAAGATTGGGGGGGACTAGGTCACCAGCGAAGCGATGATTCGTTGATGGCATACCCGATAGTGGTACCCAATGGAGTTGTTGTAATTTCTGCCGCGTCACAAGAGAACCACCGAGTCCCACCAAGTCCCACCGAGTCCCTACGCTCCCGACTCACTGCTCGCATCACTCACGCACGCCCCCAAACCCCACTTTACATTTACCTTTACTATACACTCTCCACACTTCCCATATACTTTACCTTTACCTATACTATACACTCCCGTACTTGCTTCTTAATTGCTGTACGCTAGGCCGCCCATGCCGCTCATGATCCGCAGCACGTTGTAATTCTCGGCATACAGGCGCAGCGCCGTCAAGTCGGTGACGTCGCCCGTCGTGGTTTCCTCGTTCACGACATTCGCAATAATCTGGGTCACGTTGGACGTGCGCAGAGTAGTTTGTTTCTTGTAGCCCAACACCAGAGTGGCATTGTCGATGCGGCTCATGTTGCATGTGCCGCTTGGCTGGTGCTCGTCGGGCTTGAGCGCGAATGAGAACATGTAGATGCCCGCGTTGGGCTTGTTGCGCAGGTACTGGTAGGGCTGCGTGTAGGAGAAGTACGCGCCGGTGCGACTGGACATGCGGTCGTGGCCGTTGAGCTGGAGCTTACAGCTGCGCAGGGGGGCCGTGTAATCGCTGTCGACAATGCGGGTGGTGGCATTGCCGGCGAAGTGGCCGTGCTTGTCGGGGTTGGCAAACACCCAGTACAGGGCTTTGACGGGGTGGTTCAGGTTTAGGCGCAGGTTCTGGTTGCTGCTATTCACCAGAGCAGTTTCGTCGCCGGAATGCTGGGTCTGTACGATGAGGTATTCGTGGGACACCTGTGCAAACCGGCGCCTCTCGTCGGAATCCAGGAAGATGTAGTCCACGAAGAGCTTCACCTCCATGTCCTCGGCACCGGTCTTCACGCCGCAGTCTGTCATGACGGTGGGGCGCTGGAACACGAAGTTGAGTTTGACTTCGTGGTACTGCAGGGCAATCAACGGCAGGGCCAGGCCGACGTTGCGGTTGAAGAAGAAAATGAGGGGCACGAAGAACCTCTTTTCAACTTCCGCGTTGGCAGCCTGTTCATCGGCCGTGAAATTGACCATGCGTGCGTATGCGTCCTTCTCGGCGTCCTTGCGGAACAGCTCGTCGTAAATGCGGAGGAATGTGTTGTTCATGCGGTCGATGCGCTGCCCACCAATCTCCAACTCCACTTCGCCAATCAGCGCCTCAGCGGGCCACCAGGTCTTGGTTGCTGACGCCACCTTCTTCAGCTTCACCTCCAGGAACACGTCGGAGATCAGGTCGCCGTTGCGGCTGATGGTACATGACACCTTCTTGTCGAACCCGGGGGTTCCGTTGAAGGTCTGCTCGATAGATTCAATTGCAAAATTGGTATGGCGGCGGTACACCACCTTGAAGACATGCCGCGTGCTAGCACGTGAAGCGCTCACACGCCCCCGCCTTTCGGACCGGGGATCAGACTCTACCTTAAGCGGCTTCCTTCAGAAGAATGAAGCCACCCACTGCCGTCGAGTCGTTGAACTGCATCAGTTTCCTCAAGTGAAAAAACCGACTTGGCTGCGGATTGCCCATTATGCTCGGCTTGGTCGAGCGTATCCGCACGGGTTGTGACCATCTCCAGGGGATCTCCTGGCCCTCTGTGAGTTGTTGTTCGACAGAGTTGGTACCGTGGGCTTTAGGGTGTTCCCGCACTTTGACAGTGTCGCCCTTTTGCGTGAAAAGGACTAGCAGCTGCGCCTCGAGAAGGACGCCAACGGGGTTATCCGGGGAGCGGGGTGATGATGGGTCTCGAGCTCCTTCCGGCCGGCTGCTTTTCCACTCGCTTCGTGGTTCAAGTGATTTGGGGGTTACCGGTCAGGTAAATGTCTTGTGCACCGTCGATTCTTCCCGGGGGGTGTGACGCTCCCGGGCCCTGGTCTTTCGACGCAGGTCCAGACTATACCTTACAGAGTCACGGCGGGTGGCTACCCCGCTCCTCCGCATTGCCATGTAGTCGTTGAACGGCCCCCGCTAGGTTTGCCTGTACACACCGACAGGGGGTCCGCTGCGGATTGCCCAATCCGACCGGCTTGTTACGTTCCCGGGGTTGTGCTCCCCGCCCCAGCTCTCTTTCAAGCGCTGGTTCGTACCGGTGGGCTCTCAGGGTGTCCCCGCAATTTGGCAATGTCGCGGATCCGCATGGTGGCGAGGTGCCACATGGGTTCCACTAGCGGTGATCACGGGCTTTACACCGACCGCTGTTGGGCCCAAGGGAGCTAGGCCACCAGTTGCATCAATCCTCCGCCCATGGTTGACTGATACCATACGCAAAGAAAATATTTTTGGGTCCGGACGCATCACGCCCCGGATGCGGCGGGGTATGGAATCGCGATTGCGGTGGCAGCAACTGCGGTGCCCGGGGGGAACATGAAGTAGTCGATCAGCAGGCCGGCCAGCGCTAAAAAGAGGCACAGGATGCCCAGGCCCCGCAATCTGTCCCCGTGCGTCACGATGTCCGTCAGGCTCCTGCGCCGCGTGGTGCCCTGCAGGTCCGCCACAATGCCGGTGAGGGCTTCCTTGGCGTCCGCCACCGCGGTTTCGAACGACAGACCAGCAAGGCCGGAGCGCTGGTACTCGAGGCGGGCCTGGGCATTGGCAAGATCTTGGAAGGCAGCAAGCACCTGCGGGGACACCAGGCCGTACCGCACGGCATCGTCTATTTGTTGGCGCATGGACTGGGCCGTCAGTTGGGGCTCGCCGGGATCCAAGGTGGCCATGGGCTCGCTGGGATCTACGGTTGTAATGGGCGTGGATGCATCCAGGGTGGCAATGGGCGACGCGGTGTCCATGTGTGAACTCGGCAGAGATTTAAAGTGGTTGGTGCAAACTCGGTGCATGGGCTCCAGCCGGACCGTGGCCGTGGGCGTTGGGCCAGATCAGGTGGTGGTCGAGGCCAAGACGGATGTCCTCTTAAGGGACCTGGATGCGTTTTTCGGTGACAGCGAGTATGCCACGCTATGTGAGGTCCTGATTGGACGGGACGGGACCGGCAAAAAGGGGCGAGACGGGAAGGGGCGAGACGGGAAGGGACGGGGCGCGGATGAGGGGGGGACGATGGAGGAAGGGGGGCGAGGGAAGATTTCGTTGCGGGTGTTCGACTGGCTGGTCACCAACTACTCCAAAAAGAAAAACATCGTGTACAATTGCACGGTCTTGGGTGAAAGGATCACCTTTAACATGCACTTGCAGTACAAGATGCGTTTGAAAGGCTACTCCAAGAAGTTGTTCGACCCGTTCTGCCGGCGCACGCGCATCAAGTTCCGCGGGCTGCTCACCACGGTCGGGCAGCTGAATTTTTTCAGGTGGGCCATCACGTACGGGGTGCTGGACTACACGCGCAGAAACCACGACGCCATCGAGGAGGACATGCTGCTCAGCACCCAGCACCGGAACCCTTTGAAGACGCCCGTCACCGCGCTCACCACACCGGGTCCCTCGGATGCGCCGCATGTCTGGGAATGCTTCTGCGTTTCGGGGCAACCGTTGCGGACTGAAACTGAAAAGGCGGGCGGCGGGGCGGGCAGCACGATGGACCACGCGGAGGACCATGCGGCAAAGGTTTCCAGGAGCGTCTCCCCGAAGCGACCGGCGTTGAAACGCAAGCAGCTGTCGGAGGCGGCGCTGAAAACATGCACCACCACTCACCTGCAAGTGCGCATCAAGTTCAATTGATCATGGTTTAAACGTTTTGTCCGAACGCCCCGTCCGAATGCGTCTGGACCTTTGGGAGAGTGCGGGGCTGGATTCCGCGGGCAATTACACCATGTCCATGGCTCATGGCGAGTTCATTTTCACTCCCGCGAGCCAGAACGCGTGTTTCGTGCTGGTGCCCCTGGGGTCTGGCATCAAAGTGTTTAGTGGTATGAATACCTTTGAGGAAATCCCGCCATGTCAAATTTTGAATATGTATTTGTTGACACGCGGGCTGGACTACATCTTCACACGGGCAGGCCTGGTTGTGGCACACTTGGGGGCACACGCCACGGGCTGGGAAATATCAGAAGATTCAAACTCTCCAAAATGACGAATTGACGAACCCGTCAAATTGCCATGCGAACAGCGGGTGCGCGATGGAAGTGCCTCCCGGTGTGCTGACGGCAATTGCCGGTGTTGTGTTCACGAAGACGCACGTGGCGTTCGATGTGATGGTCACGTCGTCGAACCTGTATTTTTGGACCTCTAAGACGCTTGTCTGCACAGACACCGGGGTCTTGAACACGTAAAGCCGCACAAATCCAGCCTGTGTGTACTGGGGTTGTGTTTGCGTGAGGTTCCAGAGGCCTATAGTCAGGGTCCCCATGATTATTTTCGCCTGGGGTTTCTCTGAAACGGATTGATGGAATATGCTGTGAACAGATGTGTAATTGTCATTGCCGAAGTCTATGAAGGGTGTGTCCCCAACACCCCCTAGCAGGACATTACTCATGGAGCGGTAATTGCACACCAGCGACGAGAACGACGGGGTCATTGCCACTCCTCCTAAGCGTAACAAACGTTGATCGTCCGTGGAGATGACACAACCGTTCGATAAGGTTAGGCCCGCCCCCGGGAAGCTGTACACTTTGTTACTCGTCTGCACTTGGTAGGACCGCAACGGGGTGCGTGGTAAGGTCGTTGTGTCAAAGAGACTGAGGAACATGTCCGGCGATATATAGTTTTGGGCTATGTCTGGGTATGATATTGTGATGCTGGTTTCGTCGAACACCAGTTCCGCGGCGAACACCGTGTTGGTCGTTGGGTTCACCAGTTCAAGGCGGATGACTGTGAGGGGATACGCCGGGTAATCTCTTTGGAATGTGTATGTAGAATACCACGGCGTCATGTCTTCATATGCTTTGGTGTACACCCCCACCAGTCTGGACCCTGCACCCCCCAAAGATATCACCAACTTCCTCGACGCGGCCTCACTCGCTAAGACCAAGGACCGATCGAAGTTCAGCGCCACCGACGTGAACGTGTTGTACATGAGTCGCAACGGCACTCTGAGTGGCACACTGATAATTCCTTCTTTGTAGATCTGGACAGTGGGCGGTTGTAATGGCACAACGATTGGTTGGAAGCCCGCGGAGAAATATGCGGATGCCTTCCAGCTTGAGTATGTGGTGGTGAACGCAGTGTTTGGCCTGAAGTACACAATGTTTCCAGTGGCTTGGTTGAACTCATGTGCGTGCAACACGCTGTTGTCCATGCCGGTGATATTGATTGTCTTCCGGAACCAGCTCGATGATGGCGTGAATGCGACCCTGAATGTGCTGTCCACACCAGCAGAGCTTTCGAAGACTGTTATTTCCAGGGCAATTTGTGAGCTTTCACGAACAATTTTTGATGGCGAGTTGTCTTCTTTTGCAGTCCACAGGTTTTCAAAGCGGAACACCATTTTTCCCGGGGCTGCAACGCCGGGGAACACCTGATGGTACTCGTCGGTACCGTTCGATGTCGATAGAAAGGTGTAGGAATTGAACGCGGTTGTGAACCCGTCATACAGGTCTTGGTCGAAAGATATGCTTGGGCCATACCCTGTATCAACCACTCTCGTGGTGGCATCTAGAAATCCCAGGGCCGGATCGCCTGGGAGGTACACAAATGTCAGGACTCCCCTCGACCGCACAATGACGGCATTGTACGCGACGCCTTGAATTGTCACGAAGAAAAATAACGGTTGCACGTTGTTTTTGTGAAATGCATTGGTTGAACCGGTAGCCGGGGTGACGGGGTAATAGAATCCATTGGAGCCACTCGTGTTCGTCACCGGGCCGTTATAATACCTCTCATGTGTCGTGTAGACTCCCGTGTACGTTTGAGCCACCGATGCCGTCGAGGGCCCGTACAAGTTGAGGGGGACCTCCGTGATCAAAGGTGCTCCCAGGGTGACCCGGGCCCCCTTGGCTTTGACGATCGTGCCGACAGACGGTGCTGCCAGCACCAAAGACTCCGTGTCGTTGCTGGACACGGCAGTGCCAGAGGTGCCGATGATGACGGTGTTGGCAACCCTCGTCCTGGAGTAATCTGCGTCCATGCTATAGCCCACCACGATGCTGTTATCCACATTGAACGGCACGTTTGCGTCCTTGAAAATGTTGCTCCCCACGATCACGTTGTTGCTCCCCACCAATTGCCGGCACGCTTGGGAACCAACCACCACGTTGCGCGCCCCGTTTCCCAGAGTTGCCACATTGGCCCCGAGGCACACGTTTTCATCACCGCGGAAGGAGTGGGCCGCGTCGTTGCCGATCATCACTGATAAATTTGACCGTGCGTTGGCGCCGCTCGCGTGGCCTATTATCGTGTTTTTGCTACCGGTAAACTGCGACGCGGATTGCGTTCCTATAAAAACGTTTTCGTTTCCAACGCTTTGATAAGCCGCCTCCGTTCCAACTGCCACGGTGCCACTCACGTTGCATACCAGGCCGGTGCTCGCCCCCACCAGCACGCACGCGTTGGCGGTGGCCCCAATGCCCGTGCGTGCCCCGACCATCGTGTTGAGAGAGCTTTGGCGAACGTTCCCCCCGGCCTGGTAGCCCACCAGGGTGTTGAGGGTGCCCTGTTCGACCCCCAAGCCGCTGCCGGAACCCACGCACACGTTCTGAGCACCCGACCTGCACAACGCCCCTGCCATATCCCCGACAAACGTGTTGTCGCTGGAATCCAAGGCGTAGGCACCAGCGCGAGAACCGATCATGGTGTTGCGCTGACCCGCCACCATGTACGCGGCCGCGTCGTGTCCTACAGCCGTCACCAGGTCCGCCGACCGGATGCGGGCCCCCGCGCGGGTACCCACCAGCACGCTCCTCTTGATCACTTGGGTGTCATGCGCGGCTTCTGTGCCGATGGCCACTACCTGGGCCGCGGTCCGGATGTGCTGCCCCGCCCTGGCACCTACGAGCACCACATCTGAGGAATCCGCATGCAGCGCCGACCCCGCGTGCGCGCCCACCAGCGTACTGGATGTCGCCTGGGAAGAGCCGGTATCCAAGCCCACGGATGTGCCGTCCTTCCCGTTTAGCAAACTGATTTGCGCCAATTGGTTCAGTTTGGCCACGTACCCCGCCAACGAATAGCGTTCCATCCCCTCCACGCTCCACACACTTTTTTTTTCGAGCAAATGCGTATTTCGAGCAGATGCGTAAGTAGTTAGTAGATCAGTAGCTAGTAGATTTCCGCATCTATTGGCCTCCGCATCGCCTTGTGTGACCGTTAGGTGCGCCTCCATTTTACCACGGCCGTATTCGTATCGTTTGATCTGTAGATATGGTTGGAATGCAATGCACCGCAATGCCGCACTGCGATGATGTCGCCGGTCGGTTGTCATAATTTAAATGTGTGGTTCGTACTATCTGGGATCGGTTGTCGGCGGGGGCCATGACGACCTTCGAGAGCAGGTACACCGAGTGCTTGCACCAGATCGCGAGCTCGGCGGGTAGCGCTTCGGAGGCGTTCGAGCAGCAGGTGGAGTACATGTTGAACGCGCTCCCCTACATCCAGCAGTACACGTGCAAGCCCAGTGTGGTCGACGAGCCTAATTCACACCGCCACTTGAAGACGGGCATCCAGAATTTCGTCGAGGTGAAGAGCACGTCAAATAAGGCGCGCGTCTACCAAGAGTACATGGCTAATGTGGAGAAGGACAGGGAGGCCGAGCAACGCCTGGTAAAGCAGACTTTGGATCCTTTGGACGGTCTGCTATGCCCCACTTGCCAGTGCAAAAAGGTGTATATGCAACGCGAGTCAGAAATGGTCTGCCCCCAGTGCGGTGTCGCGACTTACTATGAGGAGATGTCGAGACGCGGGGTCACCTACGACCAGGAGGTGCAGCAGTTATCTCCCATCAATTACTTTGCGTACAAGAAGTTGAACCATTTCACGGAATGGATCAATGCCTTCCAGGGGCGCGAGAACACGGACATCCCGGAGCAGGTGCTGGACTCTGTGCGCGCCGAGTTCAAGAAGGAGCGGGTCAGCCGACGCAGAGACATCACCCAGGCGAAGGTGCGGGCCATCCTGAAAAGGTTGAAGCTCACCAAGTACTACGAGCATGCCACGAGCATTTGCACAGCGTTGGGTGGGGTGCCAGCCCCCAAGCTGCCGGCATACCTGGAGGACCGCCTGAAGCGGATGTTCAACGTGGTCCAAGCTCCCTTCGAAAAGCACCGCCCCAAGGGCCGCAAGAACTTTCTCAGCTACGCGTATGTGCTTTACAAGTTCTGTGAGCTGCTGGGCGAGGACGAGTACCTCAAGTACTTCCCGCTCCTGAAAAGCGCAGATAAGCTGTATCAACAAGACCTGATGTGGAAAAAAATATGCACCGAGATCAATTGGGAGTTCATTAAATCTATCTAGGTTGCTCGCCTCGCCAGGTCATTGCGGATACGTTCCAAGTGCGTAAATCGCACACTCCCGCGACGCTCCACGATGTGCTCCAATTCCGCCGTGCCGGTAAGCAGCAACACCCTCTGCGCCTCCGGGCATTGTGCGTATTTGGCCTTGGCGATACGGGCCATGACGCCTTGGCTGATGGCGTCCCAATGCCGCAGTTCCGCAGGTGGTAGGATCACCATTTTGCGGCTCTTCCGAGCTTCCAACCCGTCGCCGCGCGATAAGTCACTACGGCTGTCCATGGCAAATAAGAAGGCGCTGAGGGGTGACACCAACCCGATTTTCTCCGCCTGGAACGCGTGTTCTATGGTCCGGTACTGTAACCCGCGGTACACGAAGGGGCAGACATGGAAATTGCTCAGGATCTTGCGCCAATTCCGGATCGCGGCCAGCTCGGAGTACTTCCGCGGATCCGCAACCTTCTCTCCTCTGCCCTTGCCGGGTTTGGCGTCCGCGGATTTGGAATAAAAACGCAACTTGTCTTTGGTAGCAGATTCGCTGCCGTCGCCCACCATTACGTATTTAGGATTTACAGTATTACTGACAGAGGAAATAAAGCGGGCAGAGCGTGAGGGCCACACTGAAAAAACTGGCGGAAATACTGCGTGGCAAACCTATGCGCATCCGGCGTGCAGTGCGCTTCCGGCTCGCAGTTCCGGATTCGGGGTCAACGCGGGCTTCACGTGCCGAGACTGCCACCACGAGACCGCCGCCCTGATTTACACGCCCCCCACTCGCATGCGGGGCATTGGTACGCCTCGCACACGCCGTACGATGGACACGCGCCGCATTCCAAGGTCACGCGCCACCCGAGCCTTGATGTGGCAATGTGCAGCAAGGCCAGGAACGCCTCCCGCCATTGCATGGAATGGTGCGGCCCGGCGACGGCATGCGCCACCTCGTGCACCAGGTAGCCCGCGACAACGTCCGATGGTAGCGGCGTCGTCCCATCCGCATGTACCGTGGCAATGTACACCACGCCGTCAGACCTCGAGAACCTGCCCCGCCTCACTGTGCGTCTGTGGTGGTTGACCAATTCGCCGGGGTCCATCGCCCTCACGGATGACACGCGCGCGTGCGCCTGCAAGAGCCAAGATCGTTGCGGCTCTGCCGTGTATACCGCCAAGGCTTCCGCAAAAAGCTGGTCGAGCATGGCGTTCAACCGCGCAACCTCGCAATAGTTCGATCCCGGTGCCAGAGTCCGCGCCGCTGCCAGGGCAGTGCACGTGATGAGCGCGCCGAGCAGCGCACAGATGAGTAGCGTGCTGAGTAGCGTGTTGTCAACTCTCATACGATCATGCGGCACATAAAAAAGGACGCGGTTTGCAGAGGGTTGCTCAGGGTTGCAGCGGGTTACATCGAGTTACAGCGGGTTTACAGCGGGTTGCAGCGGGTTAAAGCTGTTTGGAGGTCCGCTCAATCGCCGCCAATTAAATTTCGGGCGGAGTGGTATAGAGAGATCAGCCGCGATGCCCGTACCGGTGCCAAATCGAGTTGTGCGCACTGTGGAGACGGCCGCTTTCGTCGCGCGGTCGTACCGGACGTTGCTTGCCATCCGCACACAGAGGCTGTCTCCGCGTGTGGGGGGGGAAAGACTCGCACGCGCGGCTACGAACATGGGCGTGCTGTACACAAAGATGGCCCAATTCATATCTGCGCGCACAGATTCTCTGGACGCGGACTTTGTGGAGGCGCTGAGCATGGTTCAGGACCAGTGTCGCGTGTCGTCCGCTGATGCTGAGGCACCCCCTGTCATCGAGGGGTTCG